CGATCTGTTGTCTGGATCAGCAGAAGGCGGCACGCCGTATCTTCTTCCCGGCCGCAACTTCATGCTCACCGGGCAATCAATCTCTGTCCAAGCTCACAGCAGCACCGCAGGCCTCGCACCTGCTTTCACACCGGTGAATGCCTTCCGGGTTGACGCAAGCTCGGACACAACCGCATTGTCTCGCGGCACCGCTCGCCGCGTTCGTTCGAAGCGATCCGCCAGCGAGACTTCCGGCAGCGCATTCAATCAATTTTGCGGCGGCATCCAAGGCGCGAATGGCGCAATTCCGATGCAGCTTATTCAGGCCGGGATCGGGGCCACAGTTCAGAAAGAGCGCAACGAAAGCGCCACCTACAGGAATGAGCGCGACATCGGTATCGCGATGTGCGGGTTCAATCTTGATACGGTCATCATGAACTTCGGCACCTATGAAGTCTCAGACTTCTCCCCGGCTTACGCGACTGCGCAGGCGGCGCGCGAAGACATTGCCAATCAAGTCGCAATCGAAGTCGCCGAAATTGATGCGCTGGTTATTTCGCCTCCGCAAATAATGATCGTGCCTTTGGGCTTGGTATTCAATACGGCCGATGACGTCAGCCAAGAGTTCCGGCGCGAACAACTCAAGATGGTGGCCGACAATCCGTCGCGTTACTATCTTGGCCCATGGAACATGCACTGCGAGCGCGGCCTGCAGCAAGATGATCGCCAGCCGGTCAGCGACAATTATCACCTTTCCCAGACGATCACCGGGCCGGGCGTTGTGCAGAGCGGCTATGGCCGTTTGCTCGCGATGTATGCCGCGTCGGACAATCACAAGAAGGGATTGACCACAACCAACCGGAACGGGCCGCGCCTCACCGCCGCTCGCCGCGACGGCAACAACATCATCTGCACCTATGACAATCTGGACGGCGGCACATTCGCGATTGAGAATACCGCATACCTTGGCGACTTCCGGGGCGGCCAAGACTTCGGCACCACGTCCACCTTTGGCACGATGCTTCTGCCCAACGGGGCTTTTGTCACGGCCGCCAATGAAATCACCTTCACCTTTGCCAGCACGCCGCCGGCTGGCGTTTGTGTTCGCGCCGCTCACGGCACGCACCCGTTCAGCCGCGACGCGACCACGAAGAATCAACACACCGGAGGCGGCACCAGCGGCACGAGCAGCGCCGTCTATCTGAACATGATTGATCGCGCTTCGATGGTCTGCATCAACTACACCAGCGGCATGCGTTGCCCAGTCCAGCCGACAATCAACGTTGGCGGCGTCATCGGCACCGATCACATCGTGGCAACCGGCTAAGGGGCGCTCCATTGATCCTCACTCACATGCTCGCTTTCTTTGCCGCCGGATCGCCTCCGGTGGTTGTGGACGTTTGGCCGGTGACTGTCGCCGAAGCTCGCGCGCAACTCTCGATTTATGGCGAAGAGTTCGATGCGCAGATCAGCGGCTTCATTCGCGCGGCTGCGTCCATGATCGAAGGCGACACCAACACGATCCTTCGCCGCCGCACGTTTTTGGACGTCTTTTCCAACTGGTCGCAATTCGGATACAACCGGCTGCAGCTTGCTCGCGGGCCGAATGTCGCCATCACCCAGATCACCTATCGCGATGCGGATGGCGTGGATCAAATTCTTGACCCGGCGCTCTACACCGTGTCAGACGTCCACGGCATCGCCAACGTTTTCCCGGCCGGCATTGAGAGCTTCCCCAGCGCCCAGCTCAACCCGGCCTCCATCCGGGTTGAGTATGAAGCCGGCTATGCCGACAACGACGCCGTGCCAGCCGATCTCAAGCAGGCGGCCTTGGTCTTGATCGGCCATTGGTTCCAGAACAGGGAAGCTGTCATCACCGGAACGATCGCGAGCGAAGCGCCGCTGGCGTATAAGGCGCTCACCCGCTGGCATCGAATTGTGAGGATGGGTTGACCGCTCTGGGCCGCCTTGATCGCGTTGTCGAGTTCTGGCGCTTGACCGCGACCAACGACGCCGTGGGCGTTGTGGAGAATTGGGCCAGCAGTGGCACCCGGCTCGCGAGCCTCACCGCTCTGCGGGAAGATGAGCGGGCTGCCACAGGCGTGGTGGAGGCTGTGGAAACGAGGCGTTTCGTTCTGCACTACGATGCATTGGCCCAGTCGCACACGGTCAAGGATCGCATCCGCTTCGAAGGTCGCGACTATGAGATCATCGGCAAGCGTGAGTATCCCGGCCGCCGCCGCGGCTTCATCGAATTCACCGCCGTGGCGAGGGCGTCATGAAGACGACGGCGAGTGTCACCGGCCTCGCTGACCTTGACGCGGCTCTGTTGGAGTTGGAGAGCAAGACGACTTCGCGCAATGTCTTGAAGCGCACGCTCAAGAAGGTGCTCACGCCGGTCTATGATTCGATCGTCGCAAACGCTCCGGAACACATCAAAGACAGCGTGGAGATTTCAGACAAGTTGACGAAGCGCCAAGCATCCTTCGCCAAGAAGATGGGCAAGGCCGGCATTGAGTTGTTCGTCGGCGTCACCTATCACTTGGGGATGCGTGGGCGCACTGCCCACCTGTTCGAATTCGGAACCACGCAACGCACGCGCAAATCCGATGGCGCATCGACTGGATCCATTTCGCCTCAACCATTCATCCGCCCGGCTTGGGATGAAAATAAAGACGGCTTGCTTGACGCTCTGAAAGCTGAGCTTTGGATTGACATCAAGAAGACTGCCGATCGCATCGCCAAGAAGCGGGCGCGCAAGGCCAAGGCTGGAGGCTCCGTTGGAGGCTGAATTTCGATCAATCCTTATCGGCCATGCGCCGCTGACTGCCTACATTCCCGCACCGGCCATTGTCTTCGGCGACGTCGCACAAGGCACTGTCAAGCCGTTCATTTCGATGATGGTCGTTTCCACGTCCAAAGACTTGACGATGGACGGCGCAGGAAGTCTTTGCGAAGATCGCATCCAAGTCGATGTGGTCACGAACAGTATTACTGACACAAGGGCAATTTCTCGGATTGTCTCAAACCTTCTTCACGGTTATCGTGGTGGCGTCTTCAAGGGCATTTTCTTGGGAACGTCACGCGACGCTCGTGAAGGATCGGCCGGCGAAGTTGAGCGGCCATACCGCAGCAGTATAGACTTCTTTGTCCACTGGAGGAATTCATGAGCAACGCAGAAATCGGTTACGGCACCGTTGTCAAGTTCAGCAACGCCGCAGCGCCCAGCGTCGCGACGATGATCACCGTGGCAGAAGTCACTTCCTTCAAGCCGCCTGAATCATCCGTGTCGGAAGTTGAAGTCACCCACATGGCTTCGCCGGATCGCCGCCGCGAGTTCATCCCCGGCATGACTGATTCAGGCAACGCCGCGATGACCATGAACTATGTTCCGGCCAGCGCCACTGACGCGGCTTTGGAAACGTGGCGCGCCTCCGGCGAAGTGCGCGTGGTGACCGCCGACTATCCCAACGGCGCAACTGTGACCTTCAACGCATTCATCCTCTCCTACTCGCCTGATGACATTCCGGTTGACGGCAAGATGACCGCCACCTGCGAATTGAAGGTCACCGGCGCTGTGACCATCAGCAGCTAATTGGAACGAACGTGAACAACCCGCTCGGCATCATCAAGTTGAATTCTCCGAAGTCGGAAGGCGCGGCTTGGCCTGACCAAGTCACGCTGAACCTTGGCATGTCGGCGCTCGCCGAAGTCCAAGCATCCCACAACGAAGCATTCAACGGGTTGATGTCGGGCGTGATCGCGGGCATGCCCGATCTTGGTTGCATCCACGCCTTGTTCACCGCCGCGCTCCGCCGCTTCCATCCCGATCTTGCTGAGGATCGGTATTTTGTCGATGACCTGATTGCGTGCAACGAAGACGCACTGGCCAAGCTGCTGGTCGCGGCTTCGCCCGATGGAGGCAAGGGAGCGCCGGGAAAGCCGAAGCCGAAGACGAAGCCGCTGCGCCGATAGACATCGGCCAGATGCTGATTGATTACATCAGCGTTGGACTTCCTCCGGATCGGTTCTGGGATTTGACGCCAAGGCTTTATGTCTTGGAGTTGACCGGGGCGAGGCAGAAGATGGCGCGTGAGCGAGGGGATTTGTGGGACGCTGCGATGATGTCTCGCCCGAATGTTCCTCCGGTGCCAAGATCAAAGTTCGTTGGAGCTTACGGCCGCAGAGCTTCAACGCCGCCGGCCGATTGGCGGGCGGAGTTTTCAAAGTGGGTGGGTTACGCGAAGGCGCGTGAACGGAAAGGGTAGCAATGGCCGGTTCACTTGTTGGCGCTCTTCGTGTTGCTCTGGGGCTGGATACGGCTGAATTCACCGCCGGAACCAAGAAGGCCAAGCAGGAAGCCGGCGGCCTCGTCAATGACCTGAAGCGCCGCTTCGAAGGCGTCGCCGGATCAGCCAAGCTCGCCACCGCTGCCATCGGCGCGATCGCCAGCGCGGCGCTCGTCATGCAGTTGCGATCGGCCGTCAACGCCATGGACGACTTGTCCAAGACGGCTCAGAAGATCGGCACCAGTGCGCCGGAGCTTGCCAAGCTCCAGATGGCGGCTGAGCTTTCCGATGTGTCGGTTGAGACGCTGCAGAAAGCGATGAACCGATTGAACATCGCCATCACCGGGATTGGCCCCAAGGCGAAGGGCGCGGCGGGCGAGCTTGGCGCACTTGGCATCACCGCTGGAACATCCACAACGGCTGCGCTGGCAAAGGTTGCTGAGCAGTTTGCCAGAATGCCCGATGGCGCTGAGAAGAGCACGCTTGCCATCAAGCTCTTCGGCAAAGCCGGCGCTGAGATGATCCCACTGCTCAATGGCGGCGCGGCCGGGTTGAAGGCGGCGGCGGATGAGGCTGAACGCTTTGGCCTCGTGGTGGACGGGAACACGGCGCGGGCGGCTGAGCAGTTCAACGATAACCTCACCCGGCTGGGCATGCTCAGCGAAGGCGTCACCCGCCAGATCGCCGCCGGCTTGCTTCCCACTCTCGCAGCCATCACCGATCGCCTCGTGGACAATGCCCGCGTGGGCGGCACATGGATCAAGACTGGCCAGATGATTGGCCTTGGCATCGTGAACATCGGCGAGGCAGCGGCCGTCACCGGCAACTTCTTCGGTGAGATGACCCGTTACATGGTCGCTATGTGGCAGGCCGGGAAGGCGCTGGCGAGCGGGCAGGGACTTGGCGCTGTTCAGAATATTCTGAACAACATGAACGATCGGAATATGTTCCAGCGCAAATACATCGAAGCATACTTCGATGCGTTGCGCGCCGACATCAAGAATTTCAAGCCGGGTGAATTGGCCGCGCCCGCCATGAGTAACTTTGAGTTCGCTGGCGGGAAGAATGCGCCCAAGGTCAAGCTGCCAGTTGAGTTTGTCGAGGAAAGTGGTTGGGCGTTGCAGCGCCTCACTGACGCTGGCACACCGGCCGTCTTGCAAGTGAACAATGAAGCTCTTCGCGGCATCGCTGATTCCATGGGTGAGCTCAGCGAGTATGACTTCAGCGTTGATATCATCCGGCCAAAAGTGTTCGAAGACGCAGAGCGATTTGCGCAGGGCATGGCACAGAACTTGAGCCAAGCAATCGTCTATGGCCAGTCGCTTGGCGATGCTCTCAAGTCGAGCATCAAGGCCGCAGCTGCGGAGCTTCTGACGTCTGGGCTTATGAACCTGCTGCTTGGGAAGAGCGTTGGCGGTGTACGGGGCGGCGGCCTGCTGGGCGCGATCCTCGGCATCCCCGGCTTCGCCAATGGAACGAAGTCAGCGCCGGGCGGCTTGGCCATGGTTGGCGAGCGCGGCCGGGAGCTTGTGACCTTGCCACGCGGCAGCCAAGTGGCGTCCAATTCTGAGACGGAGCGGATGATGCGCAACGGCCAAGGCCAGCAGTCGGGCGGCTTCGTCCGGGTGGGCTTTGAGCCGGGCCTGATCGGCACGATGATGGAAGGGGCGGTGGCCGTCTCTCGCGTGGAGGCTCAAGCCAGCGTTCGGAATTTGACGCGCAATCGGCTTGCGGGATCGGAGGCGGCGTGACCGTTGCAAACTACTATCCACTGACGGCTTCGGCGTGGCAGTTCTCAGAAATGAGGTGGAGCCGCCCGGCCGGCGTGATCAGCCAGCGCACGGAGTTCACCAATGCCAACCGGCGCTTCCGGCTTGGCGCGGCTTCGCGCTGGTCGCTAGAAGCCGATCTGGTGCCAACCCGCGATCCGGATGTGAAGCGTCTTCGCCGTTCTGAGATGGACATCTTCAGCGCGCCTGAAAACACGATCTTGCTTCAGATGTTTCCGAATAAGCCGCAAGGCTCCATCGCCAATGGCTTGGTGAAGGGCAGCGGCCAAGCCGGCTTCTCGCTCGTCATCGACAACTTGCCCGCGTCAACCTTGGTCGTGAAGCAGGGCTGGGTCATCTGCGTCTCCGTCGGCGGCCTCCACCACCAAGCTCTGGTCGTCAGCAACAATGCCACAACCAACGGCTCCGGAGAAACCACGCTCAACTTCACAACGCCTCTGCGCGCTTCGCCGGCCGATAACGGCGACGTCCACATTCAGTTCCCGTTCATCATGATGAACTTCCTTGATGACGTAATGGGCTGGAAAGATGGAATGGCCGACATCACCGAAGCCGGCGGCACAATCAAATTCGTGGAGTCATTCTGATGCCGATCACACCGGCCGCGATTGAGGCTGGACTCAACCTTGCCATCCTGATCCTCGCCGACTTCGTTGACGAGCCGATCCGGGCGGCCTTCTCGCCGATGCCGGTGACCGTTCCCAACCTGCTGTCGGGCGGCGACGCCGACTGTTGGAACCAAACATTCTCCTGCGTGGATGACCGCGTGCTTTCAATCAGCGCACCATCGCATGGCGCGGGTGGATCGGAAGGCGTGCGCCTGACAATCGCAACCGATCCGGTGACGGGCGGCGAGTTGCTAACCGCAATCGAAAATGAGGCGCTGTATGTCGGGCGCAAGATCAGGATGTGGCACGCGATCGTGAACAACAGCGGCGTCGCCATTCACATCCAAGCTCGCGGCATTGCTTACATGACCTCACCTTCCCAGACCGCTGATCGCTCTTCATTCATCATTAACATGGATGCTGAGAATTACTTTGCCGTCTTCGCCGGGGCGCAGGGCAGGACTTATTTGAACACGAAGCTCTGGGACGCAGGCGACAGTGCCGGGGCTGTGGGCCGGGGCATGGCCGGGCAATCGGCTCCCGTCTTCGTGGGCGGCGGCGGCGGCATGCGTTATGACCAGTTGGTGAAAGAGAAATGATCATTGAGCGTCGCCACCCAGAGTGGGAAAGCCGTTGGGCCGCTGTGCGTGATGCATGGACTGGTCGCGTCCACAAGCCGGCCAACGGGAAGGATTGCGCCGCGTTCGTCTTGGCTTCGATAGCGGCGGTGAGCGGGCGCAAGCTCGCCGTGCCGAAGCTCCGGCGCTACAACAGCGAAGCCGGGCAGACGCGGGCCATGCTTGAGGTCGGCTGGAATGACCTGTTGGACGCGGCCGATGAGCTTCTGGGCGATCGGATCGCACCGCTGGCTGCGCATCGCGGCGACGTCGTGAGCGATGGGTCAACACTCGGCATCATGGACGTGCGCGGCGCTTGGTTTTTCGGCGAAGGCGGCATGGTGCAGATTGATCGGATCGCATTGACGGCCGCGTGGCCGGTTGGAAGGGCATTCTAATGGGCAAGGTTCTGAAGCCTCTTGCGTTGATCGCAGGCCTTGCGCTGCAGTTCATTCCCGGCGTGGGCAACGTGGTCGGCGGGCTTCTGCTTTCCGTTGGCCTCAGCGCCACGGCCGCTACGATCGCGTTGGGTGCCCTCACCATCGGATTGCTGGGCGTGGGAAGCACGGCGCTGAAAAGCGGTCGCGCGCCAACGCTGACGGCATTCGACCCAACCCAAGTGAACGTGGATCAGGCGACGCCGCGCAAGCTGGTCTTCGGTTACACGGCATTCCCGCTGGACATCCGCTATGCGGAGCCGTCTGGAACGAATGACGAATACGTGGACTACATCCTTGTCCACGCCGGTCACAAAGCACACGGCTTCGATA